AATAATATCTGATATAATATTTGCTTTTTTGCCATACATATTTTTAACAATTCTTGTGAAGTTTTCTGCAAAATCTATTTTAAATTGATTTGTGAATTTATCGAATTCTACTTCAGACTTTTTTATTTTTCTTTCTGCTGAATAGTCAGATAACCAACCACCTGATACAATAACATATGATTTACATCCCCTTTTAATTTTACTTAAAATATCAGTTATTGTTGTTTTTACTCTATCTACTTTTTTCCAATCTTCGTTTCCAAAATCATCTCTTTCTATCAATTCAAATGTTTCAATATAATATTCTGATTCATGTGAGAATGACACAAATATTTTATCCTTGCAAATGGATATTATCAAATTATTTGTTGGTTCTGTTAAATATTTGATTATTTCTTTTTTAACTTTCAATGATTTCCATTCTGCATCACTTGAAATTTCATAATTTCTTTGCATACTTTTCATTACAGAATTTGGTACTCCTATATTAGTAAGAGATGTCTTTTCGAAAATTTTATATGTTTTTATGTGTATCATATGTTAAATTTATTTGTATCAAGTTTTATTTTTAAAATTTCTTTATTTTTATCGAATGAAATTTCATTGTTAATACTCTGTATATTAAAATCAACTGTGAATGTTGCAATTGCATAGTTTTCATTATAATTAAATTTTCTAAATTTAGATAATATATTTTTTGGTATATTATCATATTTAATATGTAAAATCCAAATGTTATTCAAGCATTCACATTTATTTATCATTACACCTATATTATTGTCAATGAAATTTTTTGCGTCATCAGTATATATAGTTGTATGGTCTTCATCTAAATATTTAGATGATATTATAATATAATTATTATAATTTGGTATTTCATTTTTATTCTCAAATATTTTAAAAATTGTAATCATAAAAAATTAATTTTCAATTTTAATATATATATATATATTAAATTTGAAAGTAGAATTTTTAAAATTAATTAATTAAAAAATCATTTTTTTTATTTAATATATAATACAAATAATAAAAAAAACAAATTAAAAATATGAAAAGAACGAAAATTATAGATGGCGCATTTTTTAGCTACCAACCAACTGGAAACACAGCACCTTGGGGTGAAGGATATGAATTTCATGATGATGAATCAGAAATTTTAAATTATCCAGGTTTTGAAATAACAGGTATGAGAACTATTACAGATCATTTTATTACAGGAACTACTACATTAGTTGATAATGATGTTTATGTTGATTACAAATATTTGTCTGGTGTTACTGTTGTAACAGGTACTGTTAGTATTTATGAATACCCTACAACAACTACAACAACTACAACTGTTGTGCCAACAACTACAACAACTACAACTGTTGCGCCAACAACTACAACTACTACGACTGTTGCACCATAAATTAGTTAAATAGGTTTTTGATATAATGTAACTAAAAATATTAATATATAAAAGAAAACGTTATGTTAGAAAAAATCAAATTATTTTTTAAAAAAGTTGGAGAGGTATCTGTATCTTTGTTTAATAAGTTTATAATATGGTTTAAGACAAATTGGTTTATGATTGTTAATTATATCATAATAGTGGTATCTTATTCTATTATTTATGGTAATGATGCTGCTATTTTTGCTGAAACTTTATTAGGACTTTGGATATTTGTTTCAATTGCTTATGGAGGATATAAAATATTCATTAAGAAATAAAAAAAAGCCACTGAATTTTATTCAGTGGCTTTTTTATAATTAATATAACTATATTTTATTCTTCACTATCAATATCAAAGAAATTATTAGCATCATCATCATCTCCTCCAAAAGTATCTTCGTTGTTTTTAACATTTTTTGATTCTTTTGTTGAAACATTGTCATTAGATGAGCTTTCTGCTTCTTTTTTAGCAAAAGATGTTTCATTACCAGAAATAATGTCAAGTATTTGAGATACTTTATATTTATCTTCAGCTAACCATTCTTTTGGTTGATGATCTTCAAGATCTACTGTACGTTCTTTCAAAAACGACATAACTTTTTCTTTAACTTTAGGATTTGTGATTTTATTCTTTCCTGTTTTTTCGTCAATTTCAACTGGAACCTTAGCTAATCCCTTTGGTGTCATAATTTTGATAGGAGATACTTCTAAGAAAGTACTTGAGTCATAATTAGGATATTCACCAAGTTGCTTCATAACCAATTTAAAATCCCTTCCGTTTGCGAGATCGAAAACATTGCATGGATCACCAGAAATACCATCTTTTTGATCTTTGATTTTTTCTTTGATTTTGTAACCATAAGGATAGATTAAAATCTTACCTTCTGCATCACGATTTTGTTCATCTTCAACAACTAAAATATAAGAATAATATTTAGTACTTCTACTAATTAATTCTGCTTTTTCAACTTCAGATGCGTTTTTTGAGTTCTTCAATTTCCAATACATTGTACAGATATCACATTTGTCTGTGAAATTTTTCATACAATCATAGTAACCTTGAAGTTCTGGATGATTTTTAAAATCAACATAATGCTGATGTTTTTCAATTGCAGATAAAGATACTTTACCATCTTTTGTTAAATTAGGTAAAAACCTAATAGTAGCAACATAACCTTTCTTTTTGTCAGTAATTTTTGGACGATAAATACCATCTAAACTACCGCCTTTTTTTTCTAGAAAATCTAGAGTTTCGCTTTGTGCGTCAATTGCGTCGAATAAATCGACATTTTCAAATTCTTTCATGCCTTTAATTTTTTTTTATAGCCTTTTAGCTTTAAATATTCCAAACCTATTAAAGTTTGAAACATTTATAATTTATATATGATAATATATAAAAAGTTTGATTTAATTTTTAAAAATATATTTAATCCAAGAAAAATGTTTTCTATTTATTAAATAATTTGAATTTTTACTATTTGAATAAGCTTCTCTTTCAAATGATATATTTCTGTATGCATCTTTATAAAAAAATATTTTTATGAACCATTCAATTAAATATAACAAATAGAATATAATAATTAACATTTCTAATTGTTGCTTCCAATGAATTTTTTCATGATAAATTGTATTTTCATCTTTAATGTTTTTAACATAAATACCAAATGGACAAAGTGTAATTCCAATAACATTGTTTCCTATTATATGTATTAGAAATTTTGTAAATAGTTTGATTTTTGGATCAAAATTCATAATTTTTTATTAAATTAAAAAAATGTCCCTATTAACATCGTTATTATAAACATCATCATATTTATAACCAAGAGTATCAAGTTTAATTGATAACATATTTTTTAGATTGTATAGATTAAATACCCAAAAGTTTGAATAAAATGATTCAGATTCATCAAAATCAAAGATATCAACATTTTCAATTTCTTTTAGTGTTTGATCTAAGAAATCAACGCAAAACTCATCATAAGTGTATTGATATATTATTTCATTATCACATAATTCCTTATTGATAAAACTTATAGTGTTTTTATATGCATCATGTTCTTCAACAAAAGAATTAACTAAAGCTTCTTTTATTACCTTTTTTCTTTCATATATTCTCATACTTTTATATATAATTATTTTTTTTTGTAAGTTATTAATTTTTATATATAATAATGAAAAAAGTAACATAAATAAATGAACGTAACTCAAGGAGTTTTTAAAAATACTAGTATCTATGGAATGACATTTATAGATAAATATTCAGGAATAAAATCTATTATCACTAGTGAAGGATATACTTCTAAATTTTTAGATAAAGCCAACACTAATACATCTCAAACCTCTACTGTTCTATCAGATGATAATACATATTATAATATTGTTGAAGATTGCTCTTTAAATAATTGTAATATTGAAACTGGTAGATTTATTAATTGCTTTATAACTGGAAATGTAGATGGCTCAAATTATATTAAAAATGGATATTTTAGTGGTTGTACATTTTATAATTATATTATTGATGACGGAAAATTTATTGACTGTTCTATAGATAATACAAATGTTTTTAATAATGGATTTTGGGATAATGAGAATTCTGATTTTGAATGGACAAAGCCATGGACAAGTGGAGTATGGAATAGTGGAACATTTAATAATCCGTATGGATGGTATGGCGGAACATTTAATGGAGGAACATTTGAAAATAGTTTTTGGTCAGGCGGTACAGTAAATGGTGGTACTTTTATAGGTATAATATTTTCTGATGGATTAGTTCGTTCTGCTGATTTTATTGATGGTTGCGTGTTTGAAGATGGTGTTTTTAATAATGGTACATTTACAGATAGTTCATTTAATGGAGGATATTTTAATGGAGGAACAATGAAAAATTCAAATATTTCTGGTACATCAGTAAAATCTGTTATAAATGGTGGAATAATTTTTGATTGTAATATTGACGGAGATGTTGATATTAATGGGGGACATATTGAAAATGATTCGATTATATATTCAATTAATAATGCAAATGTATATAATGGTAATTTTTCAAATTTGAATGTTGTAGGAGGTAATTTCTATAATGGTAAATATAAAAATATAAATTTTTATGGTGGTGATATATACAATGGTTTTTATTCTAATATAACATCATCAATATTTGGTATGTTGAGTGAAAATTATAACATGTTAATAATGGAAAATGGTAGTACTGCATTATTTGAAAAAAATTCAAATCATTTATCTTTTGGATTAACTATTCATAATGGTACATTTAGAAATAGTTTTTTTAAAGATACAAATATTAAAAATGGTAATTTTACTAATTGTGATTCAAAAGATAGTCTTTTTGAATATGGAGTGTATACAGATGGAAATATGCTTGATTGCGGTTGGAATGATGGATATTGGAATGATGGCTCATTTATTACTA